TGGCCTCTGCGAAAGTGGATGGGTTGGCGGGTTGGTTGGTGAGAAGAACATGGTGTAGTTGACCTTCAGCTAAAACAACAATCTCCTTATCCAGCTCCTTATTATATTCACGGAACGCCTTAGTGACGCGGCCTCCTACAGAAAAGCCGAAATTCACCCCGAGCTCCATTTTATTCAAGGCCTTTTTCACATTCGGGTTATCTTCAGGGGACTCCAACTTAGCCTCAATCTCAAACGTCTTAGCATCTCCAGAAGCCTTAACAATAACACCAATAGTCTCATCCAAGTCCTTAGAGTAGTGAGTGTTCACTATTAAAGGAAGTCCAACACAGTCCTTCTTCATAGAGGCAATGAACTTCTCGCCCATTCTCTCCTCATCCCTATCAACATTAGTATTAGAAGCAACACCTTTAACATAAAAGGTCTTAACCCCATCAATCGTCTTCTCCAGCAAGAACCTTCCCGATCCGGAAGCGTCTTTTTGGAGAGTAAGGGGGATATAGGCCTGAAATTCCTTACCAGTGTCTTTTAGTTCCATAATTACACCTCCATCTTTAAGAAACGATTTTATAGCCTGTTCAATTTTTCCCTTAGAATCATCACTCTTATATACCCATGTACCATCAGCAGCTCTATAACAGTATTTTTTTAACCAGCTCCATACAGAATCCTTATCAAAGTTGCTATTAATATAATTCAATACAAAGGCTTTTCCTATACCTTGCTTGAACTTTCTCTTATCATCTAAAATCCATATATACTTCCCTGACTCTGAGAGTTTCTTCTTAAAGCCTGCGTTAGGGAGAATGATCTTGATGATTCTCTCCACCACCTCCCCTTCATCAAAGCCCGGAGAAGTGAGCTTATGGAGGGCTTTGATCATGACTGTGGCTGCTAGAATGTTCTCCTGATCAAACAGGGACTTTATAAAGGTAGATAGTTTGCGCTTCCTAGCTTTCGGAAGCTCTGCATCTAGCTGCATAGCCCTGTAGGAGACCTCGGAAAACTCTTTAAAGTTACCCTTTATAAACTCCCTCCACAAAGGCTCCTTCACAGCCTTATAGACGGAGAAAACGAGCTCCCCTCCCACATCAGAGAACCCGTACTTACCACAATCCACTCCGGATATACTGGAGAATGTCATCTTTGCTCATTCCTCATGATATTGTGCCAATCCAGTTGCTCAGAGTTAGCAGTACTGATTAGGCGAGACTGAGAAAAGTCCACTACAGTTTTAGAAAGCAGTGATTCACGTTCAGAGATGAGTTTACCTACTACACCTTTCACCAGCGTAGGGTCCACCTTCTCCAACCCAGTAAGTATCTTCTTCCCCACATTAGTGTCCCACAAAATCTCCTCAATAGATGCATCTCCCCGAGAGGCCATAAGCGCCATATATCTCCCCATTATATCATTATCATCCGTATACCCATACTGCGCAGCTTCCTTCTTAGCCTTCGGCTGCTGCTCTTTAGGGTCTTTGGGGTCCGGCTTATTAGGGTCCTCAACCTTAAGGTTATTGTCTACCTTATCGCTCATAGCAGACTTGATATTGGATGCAATTTTAGACTGCTGATACTTAACCAGCGTATCATAAGGAGCATAATTAAGCGGCACAAACGGCAAGTACCCCCACTCCACCGGAGGCATCTGGAGGCGATTGCGGACTTGGTTGATAGTGATGACTCCCCTATCCAGATACTTCTCATCAATCTCCGCCTGCTTCTTCTCATCATCAATATCTAGGTTAGTGGAGGTGATATATATGTCATCGTAATCAAAATTATCATCATGCCATATGAGGCTGGAGTTGATGACGCTAGTGGCCATGCGGATAAGAGGAATGATAGTGTTCTTTTTGAACTGCTCCCCTTGCACCTCCGAGTCTATCTTCCCGATAGTGTCAGAGGAAGTGTTGGCTCCGAGTATAGTGGGCTGCATGCCATACACAGCCATAATACGATTAAGGAGCAGCATCTGCCACTCAAAGAATCCCATCTCCTTCTGATTAACCTTCAGCTCAACCAGCTTCACATTCCCCTTCTCCGACCCCATAAATAGCGGAAGATGGGGCTTACCCTGATGCTCCTGCAAGTACCAAGCCTTAGCCCTCTTAAGTGCAGCATCACCTCTACCGAAACCCAAATTCTCAAACATAAATGCAAAATCCGGTCTTGCATTGTTCTCAAAAAATTTCAGGTTATAGTTCATTGCCTCCAAATCTCCCATTATCGACGTAGCCACAGAGGCAATCGGGGAGAAGCCGTTGGAGTAGCCTGCTCTACGGTAACGGATAAAATTGAGGAACTCGCCCTTTGACCAGCTGGCAACTTCCTGAACTCCGTTCTTTAACTGAAGGTAAGTACGGTTGTTGGGAAGGGAGCCGTTCTTTTTTGCGTTGACGAAAATCTCCTCCCCTGAAACATTAGCATATAGCTCAAAGTTATTAGCATTAGAGTTTGTGGATGAGTTGGATGTGATTTGCATCCCAGCCTCATCATAAATCATTATATCTCGGTACACCTTCAGCATAAGGCTATGGAAGGATTCTCCATCAACATTAGGCTTCATAAAAAGGTTCATCACATTCTCCATCTCTCGGCGCACCTTAGAGGAGAGTTGGCCTTCTTTGACGCCTTTCTTGGCTCCTAGTGGGATGGGGAATAGCTCAACCTGAGCCGTCCGCTCCGACCCCCTATCAACAATAGCCCGAATCCATTCATTCACCTTATACGCATCAGTCATAAAACTACGAGTGACTTGAATATCGGTAAGATCAGCCACAGCATTAGCAGTGCCAGAAGTAGCAGCTCCAGTATTCATAAAACTATCATTTTTAAGCCTCCCTTTAGGCGAGGCCTTGGCAAGTATCATCTTAGAAGTACCAAACATAATTTAGTTGTCCTTTTTGTGAGGATTAATATTTATCTGAATTATCATACTTAATGCTGCTAAGATAACAGCTCCACCAAGTTTACATAAAAATGTCAGTAGATTACTCCCATCATTAAAAGCAACTATAATATACACTATTACCATAAAAGAGAAAATAATACAGAGTAGGGATATGTCAACAAACAGCACCAGAATCAAGTCCTCCCAATACTGAATAAACTTTATCCATGTAGCCGGAAGGAAGACCGAGCCCACAGCTCTCCAAAAGGCCATTTTCCTCTCCTTATGGGCTAAGGACTTAAGCTCCTTGCTCATGGAGTCAGTGCGGCCTTGCTCTTCTTGGTTCCTCTGGTCCATACGTTTTGCTATGTCAGAGTTCTCCTCAATTATATGGGCAACCGAGTCCTTTATCAGCTCCGGCTCTTCTCCGGAAGGGCCTATGGGTTCATCAGATAATATTCCATAAATTCCCTCATCAATCAGATCATTGATCATTAATTCATCCGAAGAATACTTCTCCGCCATTCATAAGCTCCTTCACCAAAGTGTGTGTTACTCCTGCGGCGCAATCGGCCACATCCTTACTCCCCCGCTCTAAGCCTTCCTGCTCAAAGCGGGCCTGACTGATGATTGGATGGTCTATTTTTTTAGCTGTGTCTATGAGTTCGGAGAGCTCCCGATAAAGAATGGAGTGCTCATAGGTCTTCCATACCATCTGCTGCATGTAATCCTTCATAGTATGCCAAGGCTCATAGCTCTTATCCATAGACAGCAACTCAGAATCTATATCGTGCTTGTTAAGCTCCTGAATAGTCTCTTCCGAGCCCCACCTATCCAACGTCACCTTTATTAGCCCAAATTTCCGCTTCTCTTGAAGATCAATTATAAACTTTCTTACATCTGAAATACGAAGTTCTTTTTGATCAGGTGTGCAGGTGAGCTGAATAACTAAATCCAGCACAACCCCTACTCTCAGCTCTCCCTCATACTTACCCAGATCAACTCCATAGTGTTTCTTATAGTACTCCACCCACCCCTTATCATAACTCACTCTCATTTCCTGAAGATGCCCTAGAACGAGAGCAGCAGCATCGCCATTCTTCCAAATCTGGCCTTTAGCTAAGTCGGCGTGCACAGTGTAGTAGTAGTTGCTATCACCCTTGAACCATGGTTCCAATAACCCATCCACCCCTAGGTGAATGTCAGAAGTAGTGATTATCTTTTTCTTGAAAGGGTTGACTGTGAATCGGTTAGGAACATCCACAGCGCCCTTTAGGATGAACTTATTGCTGAAGAAAACATCAGTCTCAATCTCAGGGTCTTTACACTCATATATCATAGCTGCTACTTCAGGATCAGCCCTATAATCATCAGAGAACTGCTCCCGAAGTTGTGCTTCGCTTTTATCAGTACGGACCTCGTAAGTGCTGTACACACGCACAAACTTCTTCGGGTCTAACTTATTCTTCTTCACCAATATGGTCATAGGGCAATTGCGGCCGTACTTGTAGGAGATGCAGACCAACTTCCCATACCTAGAGGAACGGCGAACTGATGTACCTAGAGAGCGGTACTGACCTACTACTTTCCGATCATTGTTCAAGTCCCCGAATACATTCTCCGGCCTCATAGCTCCAATTTCATCCATTATAGCTAACACTATCGTCATACCTTCAGCCGTAAACCTATCAGACGTTAGGGAGTGACAGGTTATGTTGCGCCCAAAAGTTATCTCTCGCAACTTTATATCACCATCCTTCTCCCTCAAGTCCATGTACTTAAAATCCCTCTTCCCAAAGTCAAACCAGAAGTTCTTCGTCGCAAACCAGTTATAGCCAGTATTCGGGTCCTTACATTCTTTTATGAACGTGCCGAGGTACTTGAAGAAGATGTTCTTAGCTTGGTTGCTGTTAGAGGCCACATTCACCAAGTCAATCGGAGACCCCTTACCTAGGCCGAGGAAGTGCTGAGGGTTAATGAGGCATGCGAGCTTATAGGCCTGATACACAAAAGTTTTAGCCGAAGTAGCATCCTTCCCGCTCCCCTTCCCCCACATTAGATCAGCCTCATTGTACTCTAGGTTAGTGAAGTCAAAGGGGTCCACTCCACACACAACATCCATGAACTCTTGCTGCTTGGGGGTAGGTTTCTCCCCTAAAAACTTCTCACAGAAATACCTAGAATCCACTGGCTCATAACGCCATAGACCGTTATAGGGTTGAAAGCCTGCAGGGAACTGCTCTATGCCAAAGTCCTCAATCTTATTCTCCATCAGCCTTTCATCATCAGTTATGCTCAGTTCCTCTAAGCCCTTCTCCAACTCATTCATATAGAAGCCAAATAAGTCTTCTGAACCTTGACGCCTGATATCAGAGGCTGTGTTAGCAATTCTGCGAGCCATGATTCTAAAACTCCTTTCGGGAGTTAGGGAACCATATGGTATTGTCAGGAGCTAATTTCCTCCCCAACATAAACCCTCCACAGAACAGGGCTCCATCTTTAAGTCTAGGAGTGAACAGCTTATAGGCCCAAGTAACCCCTTCTACAGTACAGGTGAACTCTATGGAGTCCTCTACCTTCACCTTAGAGTCTTTAGGGATGGTGCTCAGGTACTCTATTCCGGCACTTAGCTTCTTCTCCAACATCGGCCAATTAACGTAGCCTTTTTGGATAGGGAGATCAAGCACGCTTCTTATTTTTTGCATTCCGGTACTCCTCCACCACTTGGGCTATGAAGCCAACTTTAAAGCGTTTATGGTAAAAGTCAAACGTATCATAATACACCACCTTAGAGGAGGCGAGTTTGCTATTGATGCACTTAGTACAGATGGTGTGGCTTTTAAACTCGTCACTGTCAATGTAGATGACAGCATCAGCAGTCTTAAGCTCCTTAGAGCATGAGCAGCAGAGAATAGGGGAAGAGGTTTCAGTGTGAATGGAAGGTTTTCTATGGTTAGCTAGTTCTTCAGCTGCTTTTATTTTTGCTATATCCATGGGAATCATATGATTTTCAGCCTTTTCAGGTCGGATGATTTTTGCGTTTATATATTAATCTAATTATCTTTAGATAATTAGATATATATTTATAAGCTCAGCAGCATTTACTCTTTCTTAATACTTATACTTTATATATAAGAGTTAAAAAAAATTATATTAACTGAAAGCTGGTTATCCATAAAAACTTCTTCCATATCCACCATCCCTATTGCTGCCCTGCTCTTTCTCGCCTCTACTCGGTAACTAATATAATATTATCTCAGAAGCCTAGGAAGGTTCTGCGGAATAAAAATATAACAAAGCCCTTCCTACCTCGGGAAGAAAGAATTATATTAACTGCTGGAAGAAAGGAGCCCCTTACGTATGCGCAAGAGTCTACGAGATGTTTCAGGCATGAAGGTTATTATTGATTTCTCTAATGCTGTCTATCGGAGCTACTACGGAACCGAGCGCGACAAAATGGAGAACAGTGATGGTGTGAATGTTGGGTTTATACTCGGGATAGTTAAAATCCTTCAGCATGCTATCTCCCAGACCAAGTCCCTTGGGGGACTTCCGGAATTGATAATTGCTGAGGATAGGGCTCCTACCCGAAAGCGCAACCTCTACACCAAGTTCCAGTCCGCCCTCTCGGAGTACTCGCCGGATAAGAACTGGGACGGCTCGGACCCAAAGGCCCGCATCCGCTACAAGGGCAACCGCGACAAAGAAGAGATAGGGTATGACCCGATTGCGATATGCAAGGACTTCATCAAGTGTATCCCCTCCACTACCATATACTGTGAGGGGGAGGAGGCTGATGATGTGATTGCGTCTTATGTGGCTAATAATCATGAGAAGAGAATGTTTCTGTACAGTACGGATAAAGATATGTGGCAGCTGATCCCTAAGTATTCTAACTTAAAGATAATTTTGGGTGATGGGAACTCGCCTAGCGATGAGCTGATGCTGAAGCATTTTGAAACTACTGACTGGAATAAGATCATGCTACATAAAGTTCTCCGAGGGGATAGCGGCGACAATATCAAGTCCATACTCCGTTTCCCCTTTAAGAAGAATCTGGACGTGTATCAAGATTGCGCCCCTAATCCTGAAGGATTCTTAAGGCTTTTGATAGAGCGGAGAGGGGCGGACTCGGATGCTGTGAAGCACTTTATGAAGTACCTCAAAGTTGCCATCCTTAACTACAAAGTAGTTAAGCTGAGGACTGATTTGTATTTAGAGACTGAGACCGTTATCCAACCAGATAGGGAGAGGTGGAACCGGCTTTGCAGGGTGTATGAAACACCCTCTATCCTTAACTCACCATTGTTAAAGATTTACTAGCTTTTATTAAAAAAATTTATTATATTATTACTATAAGAGCTTAAGAAACCTTTAAGGGAGGTGAACATGAAAGAGGGGAAAGTAGTAAAAGGCGAGAATGCTACGATTGGGTTGGAGTTCTTTAATGAGAATGCTTGCAGCGCTTGCTATCGGGTAAGCCCTAACTCAGAAGATATTTCTTCTTTTGAGTTCTGGGCAAAGGTCCAAAATCCCGATGACCCTCGGGTCTTCCGCGCAATTGATGAGGCTGTGAAACATATGGAATGGAATCTTAAAAACATTAGCGAATTTGAATGAGGAGGTACTATGGCAGTTAGTTCAGTAAAAATCATCAAAGGCAAGAAAGTTCACGTCACTTTCCGTAACAGCAAAATCAAGGATTACTTCATCAAGCTGTGTGACGCTGCACCTAAGACTGTTGTGGATTGGGCTAAGTTTCGGGAGTTGGATAAGAGTGGGATATTCTCCGACTTCACCAATGAGCAGCTGAGCATGAAGATAAGGAACCTGCGGCTAAAGGCGGCGGGCCTTTGCTGGTATTGCGGAACCCGCGAGGCCACCACTGGTAGCGGGACCTGTGATGTTTGTTGGGTCAAGGTCAAGTCAGCCAACTCCTCTTACCTACAGTCCCTAAAGGAGGGCTCTTAAGATGCTCAGCCCCACAGAAGCAAAGACATTTTGGGCCGAGAGAGCCCAAAAGCACAAGGCTCAAGCCGTAGGCTTTGATGCTGGAATAAACGCTAAGAAAAATGATGCTGAGTATGAGGAAAGGTTCAAATTCATCTTCAGCCATCTCCCCTCTCCGGTATCGTTGCCGACGTTGGATTATGGGTGTGGTGTGGGGAGATATGCCCCTAAGTTCCCTAATTATGTTGGTGCTGATGCCACAGGAGAACTCCTCAAGATAGCCCAAGCCACATATCATCACAAGGCCTTCTACCTCATACAAGGCGTATACCCTAATGAAGAGGAAGTGGTAATAATTAGCGCATTCTCCAAGCCAGAGAGGGTGTTTACGGCTACGGTCCTTCAGCATTGCAATGACACTCTAGTCCTGAATATCTTCAGGAGCTTACGGCCTTTAAGCGGTACAGTGAAGGAGTTTGTGTTGTATGAGAAGGACAACCGCGACTCCAAACCTCACGTCACTTCCCGCACTCCCCACCAGTATTCGGAGCTTCTGGTAGAGTCAGGATGGATGGTTAAGGACTGCAACCACTACTCCCATATCATTCACAAAGAGGTCCATACCCTATCCCAGTTTATTGTTGGTTAAAAAGTGTAAAAGGCTTATATTATATAGGCCTTTAAATTACACTTTCACCAACAACTATGGAGGCAGTAGGATGAAGATTCTACAGATTGATGGCGGCGGGTGCAAGGGCGTTATCCCTGCTATTGTGTTGAGTAGATTAGAGGAGCTGATGGGGAAGAGGTGCTGTGAGGTCTTTGACCAGATAACTGGCACCTCTACAGGAGCTATTATCGGAGGAGCGTTGGCGTGGGGGATGGAGGCGAAGAGAATTGAGCAGTTGTATAGAGAGGTGCTACCGGAGCTGTTTAAGTTTAATCCCCTCTACCTCCTTACCCACGGGGTGAAGTATGACCGGAGGAAGTTTATAGCAGCTCTGGAGAGAGAGATCATGGATAGTAATGGTCTGATGGTTGGAGATATGGGGGGAGTGAAGACTAAGCTAGTGGTGACGGCATTTAACCTCTGCTCCGGAAGAACTCATTTCATCCAATCTGACAATGCTCAGGAGAAGCGCATAAGGTTGGTGGATGCGATAAGTTGGTCAGCTTTATCGGCTGCGTTTTACTTTGGTAAAATAGTAGAGCCGAAGTTCACATGGTCAGAGTTCCGGGCAGAGGGCTACTACCGCCCTCAAGAGATTAAAGGTGCCGCGTTTCAAGACGGCGGACAAGGCGTCAATAATTGCACCCTTGAGTACAACCTCATAGAGACCTTGGCCCGCGCCTCCCGCGACAAGACCATAATAGTGAGCTT